CTAACTTATGCCGCTAAATCATTATCGACTGTCAATGTCTCTCGATGGTCGGTTTTTGATAAGGAGTATCCCACTCAAGCAGCCACATTAGTCGGATATGCTATGCACCTGCAGATGCTCCAAAAGTTAGGTTGTTTCCCTTTTCCCAGGCCCCCTGCGATCGACCCTTATTTGCTCCCCGGCAACCGCGATATTTCCAGTATGGTTACCGACATGATGAAGTTCCTCTGCCTAGGAACATTGTCATTAAGCCTAATACAATTATATCTGAGATCAGAGGCTATAAAGAGAATGACGACCGGCCCGAATACCGCCCTATTGTTATGGTCTCATCCGGTCCCCACTTACAAGATCATGCCTTGCCTCACGGCGATCCTCATGATGCTCAGACTATGGTAGCAGGGGTAATGAAACGGTTTGCGATAGAACCACCGCAGCCGGACAAGGGCCTCATGGAAGAGCTGAGAGTCTTTGTTAGGAAATGGGTTCGTGAAAATATGGTGCCATTAGACCCAAATAGTGACACCTCAGTCCGTGCATGGTTAGATAGTACGAACTACCCGCTTTGGCGAAAGGATGAGCTCCTTGCAAAGTGGGAGAAAATTGATGATCCTCGGAATCTATCAAGTAAGTACTATAAAGTCAAGTCCTTCATGAAAGATGAGGTTTATCCCGAATATAAGCACGTTCGGGCCATAAACTCCAGAACTGACGAATTTAAATGTGCTGTTGGCCCCATCTTCAGGCTCATAGAGAAAGAGCTTTTCAAGTTGGATTGGTTTATTAAGAAAATCCCGGTCAAAGATAGACCGAAGTTTATAATGGATAGACTTCATCGGATCGGGGCCAAATATTATGCTACAGATTACACTGCCTTCGAAGCCCTCTTTAGGAAAATAGTTATGGAAGTTACCAGTTTCGAACTATATGAATATATGGTGCAACATCTCCCTGAAGGCAAATGGTTCATGGAAACCATACGCAGAGCACTGGCCGGCAGGAATCATTGCCAGTTTAAGAATTTCTTTGTCGAGGTTGATGCAACAAGAATGTCCGGAGAAATGGACACCTCGTTGGGAAATAGCTTTGCTAATTTAATGTTTATGTTATTTATGTGTAATCGCCACGGAGTTAAAAACGTGGTTGGTGAAGTCGAGGGAGATGATGGACTCTTTACAGGCGAAGGGAACTTTCCTACAGTGGAAGATTTTGCTAAGCTTGGCCTAATGCTCAAGATGGAGCAGCACGACGACG